CCTTTGCTCGCATATTCTTTTTGCTTTAGCTGTTCCCACCAATTGCAATCATAATCCTACATAACCGCATTAATCAGCTTTGCCAAATAGCCTAATCGCCTAGTGTGCTAACCTAATACATAAGCTATTGATTTATATACATTTAATAATCAAGCCTAACGAGCCGCCGAATAATTCTCATAAAATCCCGTAAAATCTGAGCTTTTTGGTTAATTTTTGTACAAATCAGGAAAAATCGGGGGGCGGGGGTGGGGGCGAGCGGCTTGTAACAATAACAGTAGCCACGTCCACACAAAAAAAGTAAAATACAGTTTTTGATATTAAAAAAATGCTATGACAATTAATACAGAAGCCGTAGAAGAAACAAAATTACCAAAGACAACAAGGGGCAGGGGTCGTCCTAAAGGCTCTCGTAACCCTTCTACTCAGCCTTTAAACAACAAGCAGGCGATGGAGAAGTTTAGGGAAAGAATCCTTAACTCTCCTAAAGCCAATTCAGTCCTCACCAGTATTTTTGATGCAGCTTTAGATAAAGATGATCCTCACAGGGCTGTAGCATGGAAACTCCTTATTGATAGATTTGCTCCCTTACGGGATTTCGAGGGCGGTCAGGTGTCTGGTCGTTCATCTGTCAACATTACTATTTCAGGAGTTAATACTGAGGCTGAGGATAATAGCAATGTGATAGAGGTAAATTGATATGGAAAAATTAAAAAAGATGCTGGAGCTACATGAGGGCAAGAGAGATTTTGGCTACATGATAGACGGCAAGCTCCATATTGGAATTGGAAGGAATATTGATGTTGATGGCGGTTTAGGTCTTTCAGATGAAGAGATAGGGATGCTGCTTGATAACGACATTGTAAGAACTATGCGCGAGCTTGCGAGTTCTTTTTCTTGGTATTCGCAGCTAGATGAGGTTCGTCAGGATGCGCTAGTAATGATTGCTTTTAATTTAGGGCTTACGCGATTAAGAAAGTTTGTTCTTGCGCTTACGGCTTTAGAAGAAGGCAATTATGTAAAGGCAAAGATAGAGTTTTTAGACAGTTTGTGGAGTACACAAGTCGGTCAAAGAGCCGTCACCCTTGCAACGATGATTGAAACAGGAGAATACCCCGATGGCGAATAGTTTGTATGGAAATATTGCTGCTAAAAGACGAAGGATTGCAGCACAGAAAGCGGCAGGTGTAACGCCTGAAAGAATGCGTAAAAAAAATACAAAAGGCGCACCAACCGATGCAGCGTTTAAACGCGCAGCAAAAACAGCGAGAAGAAAATAATGGCTAGATCAGTGAATCATTACCTGCGGGACGGCACATTGCATACTGGTGATATGCACAAGCATGACAATGGCGTGGTTATGTCAGGCGCAAAAATGAATAAAAACAGCAAAAAGTTATTTCACTTTGGAGATTTAAGTAACAAATCTCAGAAAAAAGCGCGAACTCAATGGAATAAATAAGAGGAACTAATAATGCCGAAGAAAAAAAGAAAATCTAAACCGTATTAATGACGAGAAAGATGTATGAGAACGAGCATTCATTGGCTAATGAGGCCGCGTTTAAAGCGCGTTACGAAAAGCATTACCCTCATAAGCTAAAGAAAATGCCAATCAAATATCATATTGATTATGCTGTTCTTGAACGCAATGAAAATTACCGTGAATTTAAAACTGTAGGTTTTATTGAGTTTAGAAAAAGGACAATCAATCGTTTAGATTTCCCAACTTATATGATTTCTTTGTTCAAGATGCAAACAAGCAAAAGATTATATGAGGACACAGGCAAAAAGACTTTGTTGTGGATAGAGTGGAAAGACACTAGCGGATGGTGCGTTCTTAATACAGTTCCTTTTGACCTGCGTTGGAATGATGTTACTAACCGTAATGACGAACAAGACAAAGAGCCAATGGCTCATATTCCGATTGAAGAATTTATCCTTTCAAAATGGGAGCCGTCAAAAATTTGACGCATGAGGTTTTTATGGCAAAAGATGAGAGATTAACAAGGTTAGGCTTAACGGGTTATAACAAGCCCAAAAAAACTCCAAATCACCCAACAAAAAGTCATGTTGTTCTTGCGAAAGACGGGGATCAAATAAAAACGATACGTTTTGGTCAGCAAGGCGTAAGCGGTTCACCGCCAAAAGCTAGTGAATCTAAATCAGATGCCGCAAGAAGGCGCTCGTTTCAAGCCCGTCATAGCAAAAACATTGAAAGAGGTAGGATGTCTGCCGCTTATTGGGCAAATAAAGTGAAATGGACATCATAAATGACCGATCTTGCGATTAGCTTGCTAGATTGGCAGCAAGAAGTTTGGAATGATCCTGCGCGTTTCAAAGTTGTCGCTGCGGGAAGAAGAACAGGCAAATCAAGACTTGCTGCGTACTTGTTAATTGTTAATGGCCTCAAAGAAAAAGGAAATGTGTTTTATGTCGCGCCGACACAAGGACAAGCGCGTGACATTATGTGGAATTTGATGCTAGAGATAGGTGAACCCGTTATAAAATCCTCTCACATCAACAATCAACAAATTACGCTTATAAATGGCACAGTTATTTCTCTCAAAGGATCTGATCGGGGCGAAACTATGCGCGGTGTAAGCCTTCAATATTTGTGTATTGACGAGTTAAGTGAGATGAAGCCTGAAGTGTGGGAACTTATACTTCGCCCCGCTCTAAGCGACAAAAAAGCGCCTGCACTTTTCATAGGAACGCCAACAGGACGTAACCATTTTTACGATATGTTTGTTTATGGCAATGGCGATGACCCTGACTGGAAATCTTGGCACTTTACAAGCTACGATAATAAACTGATCGATAAAAATGAAATAGATTCAGCAAAAAGATCGATGTCTTCGTTTGCGTTCCGTCAAGAATTTATGGCTTCCTTTGAAGCGCGTGGTTCTGAGATGTTTAAAGAAGAGTGGGTAACCTATGACGAAGAAGAACCTAAAACTGGCGATTATTATATTGCGGTGGATTTGGCAGGTTTTAGTGAGGTTGGCAAATCAAAATCAAAAACAAGTAGATTAGACAATACAGCTATATCAATCGTAAAAGTTGGAGAGTATGGTTGGTGGGTCAAAGACATCATTCATGGCCGTTGGGATTTAAACGAAACGGCAATTAAAATTTTTAACGCAGTGCGCGATTATCAACCTATTTCTGTTGGCATAGAGAGAGGTATTGCAAAGCAAGCGGTCATCAGTCCGTTAACTGATTTGATGAGGCAATATAACAGATATTTTCGTGTTGAAGAGTTGACGCATGGAAACAAAAGTAAGGTAGATAGGGTAATGTGGGCGCTGCAAGGTCGTTTTGAAAACGGCGTTATAAAATTAAATAAAGGTCGTTGGAATGAAGCCTTTTGCGATGAGTTGTTTCAGTTCCCCGATTCTTTAACACACGACGATTTAATTGATAGTTTGAGTTATATAGATCAAGTCCAACAAGTCTCATATCATTATGAGTATGAAATTGATGAACACGAAGCATTAGATTCGGTGGCGGGATATTAATATGGATAATTTTTCAGAAAGCGAAACATATATAAGCGATACTTTAGATAGTTGGGTTATTGCAAAGTGTGAAAAGTGGAAAGAACACTATAAGTCTAATTATGAAAAGAAATTTGAAGAATACTATCGTCTTTGGCGTGGTCAATTTGCGGCATCGGATAGAACAAGACAAAGCGAACGCTCAGAAATTATAAGCCCTGCTTTACAACAAGCCGTAGAGTCGTCTGTTGCTGAGATAGAGGAAGCTACTTTTGGCCGAGGTGCTTTTTTTACTATACGCGATGATATGAATGATCCTGAAAGAAAAGACATCGCTTATTTACAGAAAAAATTAAACGAAGATTTTAGAAAGCACAAAATTCGTCAGCAAGTCGGTGAATGCCTCATTAACTCTGCGGTTTTTGGTACAGGCATTGCTGAAGTTGTAATGGATGTAGAAAACGAGCTATCTGTAGCAGTACAGCCCCTTACTAACGGTCTAATGGAGGGCGGTGTGAACGAAACTCCAAGAATGGTTGTTAAATTACGTCCTATATTGCCGCAAAACTTCTTAATAGACCCTATTGCAACAAGTGTTGAGGATTCAATTGGTGTGGCGATTGATGAATATGTTTCTCCGCACACAATAAAAATACTGCAAGAGCAAGGCGTTTATAGAGATGTTGATATAGACGCAGTGACTTACGGAGATTCTGATTTAGATAGCGACCCTAATTTAGCTCAAGAGCCAGAAGATAAAGTCAGGTTGACAAAATATTACGGGTTAGTTCCAAAATACCTATTAGATATAGAAGAGGGGATATCAAGCCCTACTGAGGGTCTTGAAGAAGAAATTGAAGCTATTGTAGAAGACGATCTAGATGTAGAAGCTAAAGTCAGTGTTAAAGAGGATTACTACATTGAAGCCTGCGTCGTTATTGCTAATAAAAGCGTCATTTTAAAAGCGCAAACTAATCCTTACATGATGAATGATCGGCCTGTTATTGCGTTTTCTTGGGATGTAGTACCTAGTCGTTTCTGGGGTAGGGGCGTTTGCGAAAAGGGCTATATGAGCCAAAAAGCCCTAGATGCAGAGCTTAGAGCAAGAATTGATGCTCTTGCTTTGACTAATTCTCCAATGATGGCAATGGATGCCTCAAGAATGCCACGAGGCTCAAAACCTGAAGTAAGAGCGGGTAAAATATTGTTAACTAACGGAGATCCACGCGAGGTTTTAAATCCTTTCAATTTTGGTCAAGTTTCTCAAATAACTTTTGCTCAAGCGGAGCAATTACAAAGGATGGTTCAGCAGAGTACAGGCGCGGTTGATTCTGGCGGTGTTAGTGGTGCTATCAATGGTGAGGCGACAGCAGCAGGCATTAGTATGTCGCTAGGCGCTATTATTAAAAGACATAAAAGGACTTTGGTAAATTTCCAAGATTCGTTCTTAATTCCGTTTGTTAAAAGCGCAGCTTGTCGTTATATGCAATACAATCCAGAGAACTATCCTGTAAAGGATTATATTTACGAAGTAACCTCAACGCTTGGGATTATTGCCAGAGAATATGAAGTCACGCAACTTGTGCAACTATTGCAGACAATGCCGCCCGATAGCCCTGTCTATCCAATTCTTGTTCAATCTATTGTGGATAATATGCAATTACAGAATAGAGATCAGCTAATAGCGACTATTCAACAATCTATGCAGCCTGATCCGCAAGCACAAGAAGCGGCTCAAATAACACAGCAAGTTGGTATTGCTTTCCAGCAAGGTCAAACTAATGCACTAAACGCGCAAGCTGCTGAATCTGCGGCTAGGGCTAGGAAGCTTGAAGTTGAAGCACAAGCGATACCTGTTGATCTGGAAACAGATCGATTTAAGGCTGTTGCAACAACAATGAAGGCCGAGAGTGATATAGACAAAGATTTTGAGCGTCGATCAAAAATGGCTGATACCGCACTGAAAGAGAAAAAGCTTGGCATTGAAGAGCAAAAAATTCGCTCGCGTAACTAAAATATTAATAACACTTATTTAATATAATATTTGGTAATATCGAGCAATTATGTTAATTTATTAAGGAATGTACAGTGATAGACGACGATGAAAAATATGTTCATGCAATGTACGAAATGATGCGTACTGATGGATGGAAGATTTTGCTCGAAGAGCTATCTATAAACAAAGAAAACATTAATAAGGTTGAGTACGTTTCAGCAAAAGATAATAGAAGTTGTTCTGATGATTTATGGTTCCGTAAGGGACAGTTAGACATTCTTTCTTTTCTGTACTCATTAGAGACACAAGTTGACAATCTAGCTAATGAAAAGAATATATGACTTTCAATGTCCTAACGGACGAACTTTTGAAAAATATATAGACTCAGAAATTAGTGAGGTTGATTGCGACATCTGCAAGCAAAAATCAACTCGTTTGATTTCTTGTCGTGGCCTTGTCCTAGATCCGATCAGTGGGGATTATCCTACTGCGACGATGAAGTGGGCGAAAATGCGACAAGAAAGAATAAAAGCAGAGCGAAAGGTAGCTAGCGCGTAAGTCTTTCGTACAAGGTAGCCGATAGGTCTTGATTTAACGCGGAGTTAATTAAATGGCAGCAAAGTTAGTCAACGAAGAATCTGAAGATAAACAGGAAGTCCTGACCCCGATTGAGGAAGCCGTTCCTGAAAGCGATAAGGTCGAGGAAAGCCAGTTTGCTAATAAGTCGAGAGAAGAAATAGAGCGTATGCTTGCTGATGCACAAACAATGATAGGCAAGCAGGGACAACAGATAGGTGACGCTCGCATTCAGATTGAAGCTTATAAAAAAGCAGACAGTTTTATCAAAGGGCAACTTGGAGCAGACGAACAGGAGCAGCCAAAAGAAGAGTTAGATTATTTCGGTGACCCTGAGAACGCAATTCAGAAGTCTATTGAGAATAATCCTGTGTTAACGGAAATGCGTGACGCTTTGAAAGAGCAAACAAGGCAACAAAAAGCTCAACAAATCATAGCGCAACACCCCGATATGGTGGAAATCCTAAAGGATTCAAAATTCGTTGATTGGGTGTCTCAAGATTCTGTAAGGATGAGGTTGTACGAGGAAGCAAATCAAGACTTGAATGTTGACAGCGCAAACTACATTTTTAGTGCATATAAGCGTGAGAACCAAGTAGATACTGCGGTACAAGCACAATCAAAATCAAATTTGGCTAAGTCTGTTAGAGCCGCATCAAGTGGCGCAGCAACAGGTAGCTCAGAGCCAGTTAGTAAAAAGCGATATAGGGCATCCGATATACGAAAACTCATAAAAGAAGACCCAGAAGCATATCAAAGTCGAGAAAAAGAAATTCTTGCCGCTTATGCAGAGGGTCGTGTTGTTCGTTAATTAATTTCGGAGTTTTATAACATGACTGATTCAACTTATCCCGCCACTGGCGGTTTTACAGACAATACCACGCAAGCGGTATTTATTCCTGAACTATGGTCGGACGAAATTCGTGCGGCATACGAGAAAAAACTTGTTATGGCGGGGCTTGTCAAAAAGCTCTCAATGACAGGTAAGAGAGGCGATACGGTGCATATCCCCGCTCCAACGAGAGGCGAGGCTCACGCCAAGGCCTCGAAAGCTGCGGTCACCGTTCAGGCAAACACTGAGACTGAAGTTCAGGTCTTGGTTGATAAGCACTTTGAGTATTCAAAGCTAATCGAAGATATAACTGAGACTCAATCTCTTACATCCATGAGAGGTTTTTATACTGAGGACGCTGGCTATGCCCTCGCCCGTAAGGTAGATGAATCTTTATTATTGCTTGGAAAAGCTATCGGAGATCAAACTAATAATTGGGTTGGTAGCAATAGCTATTACACAGACGCTACTAACGGTTTGTCTTTGTACGCCGTGGATACGGTCGCGCCAACCGATTTAACTACAGACGCTTCGTTCCGCGCACTCATTCAAAAGATGGATGACGCAGACGTACCTTTCGATGAAAGATACTTTGTTGTTCCTCCTTCGCTGCGTTCTACGATGATGGGTATTGATCGTTATGTTTCTTCCGACTTTGTTGATGGGCGTGGTGTCCAGAATGGAAAGATCGGCAACATTTACGGTATAGATATATATGTATCTACTCATGCGCAAACAGTCGAGTTAGCTGCGGATAATTCTGCGGGTGGAGATGTTAAAGCTGCAACCTTATTTCACAAGGAGTCATTTATTCTTGCGGAGCAGCAAAACATTCGTTCTCAGACGCAATATAAGCAAGAGTGGTTAGGTACGCTATTCACTGCGGATAATATATTCGGGGTCAAGACGTATCGCCCAGATAGTGCATTTAATCTTATGGTCAACGCTTAAAAGTCTCCCTTTCTTTTTGAGCGTTTGGGTAGCCCCTTCGGGGGCTGCTCATTTTACTTTCAGGAGTAATTTATGACCGTAATTATTACGAAAAATAGCTCGACCGCTTCTGATGTGCCTACTAGCTCAGACTTAGTGCAAGGCGAATTAGCCGTAAACGTAGCGGATAAACGACTTTATACAGAAGACGCTTCAGCAAACATTATTGAGATAGGTGTTAATCCTAGCTCTATCACTACTACTACTGGAACTGTTACAGGCACACTTACCGCTAACGGTACGTTAAACTCTAGTAATGCCGTCCTTACAGGCGGTACAGTCAACGGTATGGTTATAGGTGGTAGCTCTGCTTTAGCCATCACAGGAACTACCATAACAGCTAACACTGGCTTTGCAGGTGACCTCACAGGTGCAGTGACAGGTAACGTCACAGGTAATGTCCAAGGAAATGTCACAGGAAATGTCACAGGAAATTTGACGGGAAATGTTACGGCAACATCTGGTACTACCAATTTACATAATCTTGCGTTAACAGGTACGGTAGATTTTAACACTGCACGACTAACAGATATTGGTACGCCTGTTGCTGCGACTGACGCTGTGACCAAGGCGTATGCCGATCAGCTAATTACAAACCTTATTGATGGCGCGCCTGCCGCATTAGACACACTTAATGAGCTTGCCGCAGCATTAGATGATGATGCAACCTTTCATACAACAGTAACTAACTCTATCGCAACTAAGCTACCTCTTGCGGGTGGTACTATGACTGGCGCGATAGCAATGGGTACTAACAAGATTACTGGGGCAGGTGATCCAACTGCTGCACAAGATTTAGCAACAAAAGCTTATGTTGATTCGTCTTCTGCTTCAGGTCTTCCAACATCAGGCGGTACAATGTCTGGTGCTATTGCGATGGGTAACAACAAGATCACTGGTCTCGCAACGCCGACTGCTTCGGCAGATTCAACCACAAAAGCCTATGTTGACGGTATATTAGGTTCAGCCACCTCAGCAGCTACGTCAGCCACAGCAGCAGCCAACAGCGCGACTGCTAGTGCGAGCAGTGCGTCAGCAGCCTCGACATCTGAAGGAAATGCAGCAACAAGTGCGACTGCTAGTGCAAACAGTGCAGCAGCATCCGCTGCTAGTTATGATTCATTTGACGATAGATACTTAGGTGCTAAGTCATCAGCCCCATCAGTAGACAATGACGGAAACGCTTTGATTACTGGAGCTATTTATTTTAACTCAAGCAGTAACGGAATGTTTGTTTGGTCTGGTTCAGCTTGGGGTCAGGTTGCACCAACAACAACTAATAATATTAAAAATGCCGATGGCGGTTTCGCAAATTCAACATACATTGCAGCACAATCAATAAATGGAGGAACAGCAAGTGGCTGATCTAATACAAATACGAAGAGACACTGCGTCTAATTGGACTTCAGCAAACCCAACACTTGCTCAAGGCGAATTAGGAATAGAAACAGACACCAGTAAGATCAAAGTTGGTGATGGATCTACTGCGTGGTCTAGTAAAACTTATTTAGTAGATGTTGGTGCTTATATAACAGCAAGCTCAACTACTACGATGACAAACAAAACTCTCAGCGGAGGAGTTTTAGCAGGAGTCACAACTACAGCCAGTGGTGATATGGAACTTGATCCTGCAACGCGAACGGTTGTTGTAAAAGGCGGTGGATCAGATGAAGGCTCTATTAAGCTAAATTGTAGTGCAAACTCTCATGGTCAAACCATTACAGCGCAGCCTCACTCTGAAGGTGTAACGAATGAAATGCTATTGCCTAAAGGTGCAAGTTCAACTTTAGTTAGTAAAGTATCTGTAGACACCTTAACCAACAAAACCCTACAGGGCTATGCGGAAACCACTAACGCTATTGGTAACGCCACAGGTGCTAAGACTATCAACCTAGCACTGGGTAATTCAGTGACAGCCACGACTACTGGTGCAACAACTTGGACATTTAGTGGGGCTGCTGCTGCGGATGAACTTTCTGCATTTAGCATTAAATTAGTCAACGGTGGTAGCGCAACACAAACATGGCCTACGTCAGTTGATTGGCCTGCTGCAACTGCTCCTACACTTACGACATCTGGTACTGACGTTCTAGTATTTATTACGTGTGACGGTGGTACTACGTGGTACGGATTTGTTGCAGGACTCGCTTTAGCGTAGAGGATATTTAGATGCCAAGTAATAAACTATTACAAGCAGCAGCAGGGTCGGCAGGTGATGATAATCTGTTTCCTGAAGATGTGTTCTCTACTTTTTTGTATACAGGTAATAATTCTACTTTAGCTATAAACAACGGCTTAGACCTAAGTGGCGAAGGCGGTTTAGTGTGGCTTAAAGGTAGGAATGGGGTTTTTTATCATAGATTGTATGACACTGCGCGTGGTATACAAAACGGACTTACTTCAAATGTAGCAGACGCGCAAACAACAAACAATCAAGGAATGACTGCTGTAACTTCTACTGGATTTACTCTTGGGACTGATGGCGTTGGAAACACAAATCCTAACAATTATAATATGGCTTCTTGGTCATGGAGGAAAGCAGAAGGTTTTTTTGACATAATAACTTTTGATGGTAGTAATGGTTCAGGTTATCACAATTTTAATCACAATTTAGGTTCGACCCCTAAGTGTATTATTGTTAAACGTACTGACGGTATCGAAAATTGGTTTGTATACCATGCTAGTCTTGCATCAGATGGATCGCAACATCTTCAGCTAAACACAAACAGTGCTGCTGATACAGGCGGTGGAATTTTTGGAACACCTACAAGCACTACATTTAATGTACAACCTTACGCCATGAACATGACTTCTGGGTCAAATACAGCCGTTGCCTATCTATTCGGAGATGACGCAGTCTTTGGTGAAGACGGTGACGAACAGATATGTAAGATGGGTACTGTCACCACAAACGGAAGCGGTACAGCCTCTATTAATTTAGGATTTGAGCCTCAATTTATTATGGCAAAAGCAACAAACGCTGCA